CAAAGTATGGCTTCAAATACCACAGAACTTCTGCCCATTCTGAAGGCTTTGCGGCAGTATATCGTCAAAGAGTATGGGGTGAATTATCCTCCTCATGTTCGTGGCGAAGATGCCTCTCAAAAAGCATTGCCGGATGACTGGGTAGGCAAATTAGAACCCCTTAGTGGCGGCGACACGGTAGGTCGTTCCCAGCATGGTTCGCAGGGAACAAAGTCTACTAAAGCCGGTTCTCAGGGAACCGATCCGTATCTCCATAAGAGCGAGCTTGAGGCTATTTTAGCCGATTTTGCTAAGCATATGGTGGATGGACAGAGTGTGCAAGCCGGTGGCTCACGTTCTGATGGCATGCACGGAGCAGGAGGATATTCGTATCCTGGTGACTCCAATCGGATTCCAGAAGGTCTTGAAAAAGACGAGCATGAAGAAGATCTGGATGACGAAGACATGATGGAAGATGATGTCGAAGATATCGAAGATGATGTCGATGATGATGACGAATTGATGGACGACGAAGACGAAGACGAAGATATGGAAAAGAATTATATGGCACGTAGTGCTGATGGCATTAATGAGCTTCTGAAGGACATCAAGGGATTACTCTCTTCCCGCCACCAAGAGAAACAGCAATATGCTGATATCCACGGCGAGATTGATAGTCTTAAAAAGTCCGTACAGAAAGATGTCAAAGATGGCATTCGCAAGGGATTGAAGAGTTTCAACCTTAATCCTTCTCACGGCGATATGGCTACTCGCACTCCTCTTTATGGGGAAATGCAAGAGCCAGAACAAGACTTCTCCAACCAAATGCCTGACCAGCGCATTGGTGTAGAAGGAGATTCTTTCCAGAAGTCTGACGAAGAGCGCAATGCTGACCAGTTCGTGGATGGCATCGAGCAAATCGTCCAACAGACGGATTCCAATGACCTTCGTGGTCATTTCAAGTTGGTAAATGGAATGCGTAATCAAACTGGGGAATTAACTCCTCAGACCTTGTATTACTATCCACGGCCTTCAAATGGGAGGTCTAACTAATGGCTGATCTAAGCATAGCGCAGTACATATCCTCTGCGGAGCGAAATCTCCGTGGTTCACTGATGCCGCCTGGCTACTTTGCTAAGCAGACGTACCTTCAGGTATCAGATGTGTTCACAGCGACCTATGGCCGGAAGGTCTGGGACGCACTGAATAACCAGACTCGTTTCTGGAATATTCTTCGGAAAGTACAATGGGGTCCCACCACTGGTTGGAGGCTTCGTTCTGATCGCGGTGATGGTCGTTCACGACCTGTCACTGAGACCGGTTCTCTCCCAACCGTAGATGTCAGCAACTACGTCAACGTGGACTCTGCTCCTCGTATCGTTGCTACTGACTTCGGTGTTTCTCTCAAATCCCAGATCATGAGCGGTCTGGAAGGTGGCATGGGGGACAACCTGGCAGTTGAGCAGGAAGCTGCTGCTAGAGACCATATCAAAGAGCTTAACCAAGAGTTATTGCTCCGCGCCATGACCATCTCCTCAACCTCTGGTGCTTCTGGTACGGGTGAGATTATTTCCGCTGGTAACACTCTCCGTGTTGGTGACACCTTCGGTGGAACCACTATCGGTGATACCGCTCTCACATATTCTGGTCTTGACGCTCAGAGTGACGCTACCTGGACGGGTGGTGGATCTTTGACTGATGGCGAGATTCTTTATGTAAAGAGCCGCGCTGGCTTCACTTCTCTTGATGACATTGTCGAACAAGATGCTCGTGTTGTAGCTGGTGTGACCGTTACTAACGGCGCAGACGTATATAACCAAGCTACTCGTGCTGCTGGTGGACACGTCGCTGCTGCTACCGTTCTAGGTAACAGCGGTACGGGTCGTAACCTCACCTTGGCTCTGTTAGATCAGGCCATTCGTGAAGTGCGTGTAAACGGTGCTGACCCTGACGTAATTCTGATGGGTTATGACCAGTTTGACCGTCTGTCTTCCCTGCTGCAAGCTCAGCAACGGTATCTGGACTGGGGCGAATTTGTTGTCAAAGTCGGCGACGAATCTACCCTCCCAGGCTCCCACGCTGGCTTCCAGGTGGCTACTTATCGTGGCATCCCAGTCATTGTCGATCCTGACGTTCAAGGTTCGTTCACGGCTGCTGATGCTAACTTGGGTAGCAATGTGTATGTCATGGATACACGGTACTTGGAACTCGCTATTGCTGCTCCTACGCAGTATATCGACAACCGAGACTTCTTCCAGGCTAACGCATTCGTCCTACGTGGATTGTTCTACACCATAGGTGAACTACGATCCTTGCGTTTGGATGCTCACGCTAAAATTACTGACCTGAACGCCTAAACTTAGTCCTTCAGTCGGTACATGTGATAGGGAAGTTAGTTTTGTGCTAACTTCCCTATCTATCTATAAAGCTTAAATTCTAATACTGGAAGTAAGAGGGTAACCTCTGAGGGTGGGATAGGTGGTATCCAGTAAGAAGGAAATACTTTAATGGCTTTAACTATTACGGAAATTCATCGTTCAGTCTTTGGTAACAAGAGAATTGTTACTGCAGATCTAGACTGTGACTCCAGTTATCCTACTGCTGGCGAGTCTTTGACTCCTGCGGATATGGGATTGATTGGATTTGACATAGTACTGCTAAC